TACTTTTTTTATATGGTCCATAGTTTTCTCCTTGTTTATTTTATTGTACCCCAGTTTTCGCCTTTTTTATAGTTAACTTTGTTAGGTATCAACAAAATTAGTGCTTTTTCCATAGTTTCTTTTACTACAGCTGCTTTTTCTTCACTATCAATTGATAAACATAATTCGTCATGTATTTGTATATGAGGAACAATTCCTTTTTCATATAACAACACCATTGCCTTTTTTGTCATATCTGCCGCTGATCCTTGTACCAGTCTGTTTAAAGCTTTGTAAGTAAAAGCAGGAGTAAAGTAATTATCAAAGTATTGCGCCCTTTCCTTTTCCGTGTGTTCCTCTATTTTTTTCTTAGACTTGGAATTAAATTGTAATTTAAATTTAGACCAGGCGTCTTCTCTTGACATAAGTCTAGGAGAAATCCAATCCCCTTTATATTTAATCGTACCATCTTTTTGTTTTTCTTCTTCAAATTTAGGGTCCCACTCCTCAAACTTACGTAGCTTGTTATTCCATCTTTTGTTGACACTTTCATATTTGTCAAACCTACAGAATCTATCTTCAAGAGTGAAAACTAATTTGTTATCCTTAGCAAAATATATTAGATTATCTGATAATTCTTTAACAAAAGGAACTTTTTCATGATAAGTATCAAATAATTTTTTTGCTTGAGCTTTATCTAGATTAAGTTCTTGTTGTAATTTACCTTTGCCCATACCGTAGAATAAACCAAGGTTAATAGTTTTAGCTTGCTCTCTTGGTATGTTTGCCATCTCAGCTACAATTCTGTGAAAGTCTGCTTTATCTTTTTTAAATTTACCTCCTAGTTCTTTTGTTTTTGATAGGTTATGTTTAATAGCGTAATGAACAACAATTCTTGGTTCTTGTTGCGAGTAGTCAAAACTACCCCATTCGTGCCCATCTTCAGGTATAAATAACTCTCTCATTTTTTTACCAATATATCCTTTCGCTGGAATCTGTTGTAAGTTGGGATTGCTCATAGAAAATCTTCCGGTGACCGTCCCTCCTTTATCAGATCTAATCTGATTTATATCTGCATGTATTCTTCCATTGTGAAGGTATCCTCTTAATCCTTCAATAAAAGTATTTACAGCTTTGTCAGCTTCTCGAGCTTTCGACACCATTCTTAAAAATCTATTTGAATGTGTTTTTAAATAATCTTTTGGAAGTTTAGGCATTCCAGATTTAGGAGTCTTTTCATAGTTTGTTATTTTTTGATTACGTAATAAATCTTTTATAGAGTTTGCAGACCACAATTGAAGAGTTATTTCAGTGTGTTTTTTTACTATATTTAAAAGATTGTCTCTTCTAAATCTTAATTTTTCTCCAAGACTTTCAAGTTTTTGGATATCTATTCTAACTCCCTTTTCTTTCATTTCAACTAAACAAGGAAATAATCTTGTTTCTAATTCAAAAATCTTTCTACAAGTTTTTTTTTCTTCCTGTACTTTACCGTTTTTATCTTTAATTTTTTTAATGTATAGTACTTCGTCTAATTTTTTATCAAACAACTCCCATAATCTTAAAGTTAAATTAACGTCTTGTTTGGCATATTCCTTGGCTATATTAGAAGGCACTTCGTGCATATTAGATATAGCATTTTTTTTAACTCCGTGAGAATCTTGTAAAACTAAATTTTCTAAATCATATTTATATTTTCTATCATCAAGAATGTCTTTTGATAAAGAGTCTAGTGAATATTTAAATCTATTTTCGTCAATCACAGAGGCAGCTATCATTGTATCAACAATACGACCTTTTATTTTCTTACAGGTTACTGCTTGAAGCCAACAAACGTCATACATTGCATTATGAAATACTTTTGTAATTTTATCGTTTTGCAAAAGTTTTTTATTCATTTGATCCCAAAACTCTTTCTTCTCATCATCTGATTTAACAACGTCAGAGTGATGTAAAGGGAAGTAAACAGTATCTTTCCCTGTTGCAACAGCGACTCCAGTTATAAAACCCTTACCTTTTATTGCACCTGACCCTTTTGTTTTTAAGTTAGGATCATATGTTTCTATATCGACAGCCACTGTATCTACACCTTGCAGATCTAAATCTTCTGGAGTATTACACATTATTTATAATCTCTCTCTATAATCATATCGATAAAATGTTTTGCTTTCTCTAAGTCTTCCTTTCCTCCTTTGTATTTATGTCTACAAATATATTTAATAACATTTCCTTCCGGAAAAAGCAACTTGTTCTCAATTACGAATCTGCTTGGTTGTATCTTCATTTTCCTGTAATGTGTTCCGCCAATTTGTTTTTTATAAACGTTACTCATCTTTTTCATCTCCATAAACTTCTCTTTCCATCCTCATTATAAATCTATAAAATTCTTCTTCAGTCATTATTCTAAATAATATCTTCTGTTCGCTTGTATTCCAGCTAAAGACAATTTTCCGGGAGAAGAACTCCCTATGCTCCAACAATCATTCCTCCCTCTACTATAAGCCGTGTAAGCTAATCTTAGTGGTTCATCTCCGCGTTCTGTATAATAAACTGATAAATCAACTATCCCATTATCAAAAGTTAAGCCTTTTACTTTGTGAATTGAGCCATGCTCAACTCTTGGTTTTTTATTTATATCCATTTTATTTTTTAAAACTTTTTGAATGTAAGGTATTTTGCTTATTAGATTACTACCCCTCTCACCATTCTTAGATAATTGTTCATGGTTTATAATTTGAGAAAATCTTTCAAACTGTTTTGCTTCAGGTAATATAAAACCCATATTTATAAGTTCATCTATGTTATATTCTTTATTTATTAAAGGTTTAAGTTTATCTACTTCACCTTTTCCACGAACTTTTACAGCTGATCCAATTAATTTCCAATATTCTCTTATTTGTTGTTTAGAGACTTGACCTGTTAAAAAAGTTTTCCAAGTTTTAAAACATCTAAAATATTCTCTAGCAACGTATGCGTCTGAATCTACCCCTTTGTAGTCAATTCCGTTTTGTTGAAGAAACTCGTTTATCTTTTTGTGAGTAGGGTTTCCCCTGTATGTGAACAAAAAAGTTTCATTTGTGTTTAATATTTTTTCAATTAAAATGTCACTTGCTATACATGATTGATCTAAACTAGGAATCCAATATGATTTTCCTATTATTTCTTTAGAATTAGGATCATTAGGGTTTTCTTTTGCTGGAGTCCAGACTCTTTCTGCATAAACACCCCATTTTTTCCAGACAGGTAATATTATCTTTTTACATATTTGATTTATAGTCCTACCACATCTTAAACCTTCAGTAAGTTCATTAGCCTTTGACTCTTTTGTGCTTGCTAATTTATAAAAATAATTGGGATCTGATCCAGCATATTCATGAATAGTTTGATCGGCATCACCTACAAAAATAAATCTTTTTGCAAATGTAGCCGCTTTTTGTAAAGCTTTTATTTGAGGTTTACTACAATCTTGAGCTTCGTCTACTATTAAAATATCTATGTCTGTTGGAGTTTCTGCACGGAAAAGAAAATTATCTATCATATCTTCAAAAGATAATTTTTTATGGTCTTCTCTAAACTTATCATATCTCGTTTTCAATTTCTTTAAAGTATGTAAGTTATAAGGTTCATATCGTTTTGCATCACATACCGCCCAGTAGGCATCGAAAGTTAACTCTTTTCCATGTGCGTGAGAACTAAATTCATAAAGTGGATGTTTTTCCCATGATTTTTTTTTATGCCAAAACTTCATTGGGGTATTGGCACTACAAAACTCTTTATGTTCTTTCTTGTCATACTTTTGTAAAGGTAGATATTCTCCTCTAAAATATGAATGGATAGTACAAATCTGGTTTTCCAATTGATCATCGGGTACATTTTTTAATTCTGGTAAATTGTTAACAGCTTTTACAATTTCTTTTGCTGCGGTATTTGTATGAGATAAAACAACTATTCTGTCCCAACCTCCTCCAGTAGGATACTTTTGTAAAAATTCAGTGTAAGTTTTCTTTAACCATCTGTGAGTCTTACCGGTTCCTGGTGGTCCGGGTACAAACTCTGGTATTTTTTCATTATTCATCTGTTTTTCCTGCTTGATTTTCTATAACCACAGATTCTCCTTCCCAAATTATTTTTTCATTATTAATTCCTTCCCCTTTTATTTTCCAAGAAGCACAAGATTTTTCTTTGTATTTTCCATGATAGGTCTCTGCTTTTAATATGTTTTGCACTTTCATGACGAGATCAACTCTTTCTATATTGACTCTATTTTTTGCTAATTCTTTCTCAAAATTATTTAAATCAAACTCAATTGTTGAGTTTTTTGTATTGTAGTATGGAAGTTTATGTATAAAAAGCTGTTCTTTATCTGTATAAACTCCTTTCGTGTCTAAATAATCTAAAAACATTCTTTTAAATTTATAATCATCTTCTGCCTCTTTCACATAATCTTTTGATTTTTCTCTCGTGTTAAATTTAGCAATCATCATTGACTCAAATTCTTTTACTTTTTGTCTTGGAAGCCACGCACGTGCTTGACTCATTGCTGCATCATAAAATAGTTTTTGGTTCATAAGGGTTGCTCCATTAACTATTATTCTTCTTTTAAATATCTGGTCTTTTTCTGGAACATTTAAATATACATAATATCTGTCTGCTCCATACTCCACAATCTTTTCAATCATGTCGTTTGAAATTTGATTTGTCATTTCTTGAAATATTCCAATCCAATTAAACAAACCTTGTATGCTTCTATGACTATATCCTGTTAACTCTGAAATTTTATTTACACCAAATTTTCTATCTGTTTTAGAAGTCGTAGTTCCTTTCTTTGATCTTTCTTTGACATCATCATTGGCTACTTCTGCAATTCTAGAAATAAACAAATCTATTTGCTCTTCTGTCCAATCTGAATTTTTTAATAGTATTCCTGCGATCGCAGTACAGTATTCATCTCTTTTTCCTTGGCCCGGATATATGATTGTTAAAGCAGCTGATAATGCTACTTTACCAACGTCTAAAGACAAATTACCTTCGTATTCTCTTATCTCTTGATATTTTTCCCATCTAACATTTGTTTTTGATTTACTATGTAAAGATCCTGGGACTATTGTATATCTTCTTCTTTCTGTTCTTAATTCACATATCATTGCACCATGGTCAAAGTTTTCATAATCTTTTTCAAATTCATCTGGTAAACTAAATTGTTTAAATGTAACTTTATTTTTGTTGGACCAAAGATAGTGACTAGAGGGGTTACCCTCTCTTCCAAAAATTGCGCCACAATCATTAACATAATGATTTATAAAATTTTTTACTAATTCATTATCAATGTCTAAATCAACATCGTTATCAAGTCTTAATGCTATTTCTGCTGTTCTGTGATCTCTTTCCCATATATCTTTCTCTATTTTAAAATTTTCATCGGTATATTTTATAATTCCTTTTTTAGGTATACCTTTATAACAAGGTATAATTACCCTTCCCAAATCTAACCAATCTTTATAATCTATAGGCTCTTTATTCATATTTTATTTTCATTAAAAATGGGCGGATCCACTCTCGCTTCGCCGCCCACTCCCCGAGGAAATTTATAGGTTAAAAGATCTTTGTTTCTGCTCTTCTTCAGATCCGTGTTTAACTTTTACTAAACCTTTGTTGTTTTTCTCAGCAAAACTTTTAGCAATCGCATAAACACCTTTATCTGTAACCGGACCAACTTTAGATACATCCCATCCAAACCATGTTCCTTTGTCATTAGACATTTGAACAGTCTTTAGATTATAAATGTGGCTATATG